ATACAGTTATTGCAGAGTTTATAAAAAATTACTAGGAGGGTAGATGGCTAATACTACTTCTGGAACAGTAACGTTTGATAAAACTTTTGCAGTCGATGAAATTATTGAAGAGGCATACGAAAGAATTGGATTACAAGCTGTTTCGGGATATCAATTAAAAACGGCAAGGAGATCTCTAAACATTCTTTTTCAAGAATGGGGTAACAGAGGTGTTCACTATTGGGAGGTTGCAGAAACCAACATAGATTTAATTGAAGGCCAAACCGAATATAATTTTTTTAGAGCTTCAGGTGATGGAACAAGTTCAACAACCAATGCACCATCAAGTGTTTTTGGTGTAGCTGATATTCTTGAAGTAACTCTTAGAAGTAATCGAACACAAACCACACAAGCTGATCAAGCGCTTACAAAAATAAATAGAGCAGCATACTCTGCGTTGGCAAACAAATTATCAAAAGGCACACCATCACAATATTATGTGCAAAGACTTATTGATAAAACAACACTTACGGTTTACCCAACAGCAGACTCATCTAATGCATTAAAAGACCTACACATTTATTATGTAAAAAGAATACAAGATGTAGATGCTACCTACACTGATGCAACTGATGTTCCATATAGATTTGTACCATGTATGGTATCAGGATTAGCTTATTATTTAGCACAAAAGTATGCACCAGATAGAATACAAACAATGAAATTATTATATGAAGACGAACTAGCAAGAGCTCTAGCAGAAGATGGATCTTCTTCTAGTTCATTTATTACACCTAAAACTTATTTTGGTGAGGGAGTCTAATGACAGGATTTGCAAAAGGTAAACATGCAAAAGCAATATCAGATCGATCAGGTATGGAGTTTCCGTATCGTGAAATGGTCAAAGAGTGGAATGGATCTTTAGTGCACATATCAGAGTATGAATCTAAACACCCACAGTTAGAACCACGTGCTTATGCTGGTGATCCACAAGGGTTAAAAGATTCTAGAGTAGATCGAACAGAGCCAGAGGGATTAATTTTATTAGAACCAGATTCATTTCAAACAATGGCTTCAGGATCCGGTATTATAAATGTATCTGAAAAAGGTCATGGTCGATCAACTGGAGATACTGTTAGATTTAGAGGACCTATATCCACAACATCCGACCCGGATGGTTTTGAAAACCCTAAAAGTTTTGATGGTATTGATGGATCAAACATTGCAAAGGCAGCAGGTTATACGATTACAGTGGGTAGAAAAGATTCAGGTGGTAGTGTGATTAGTGGTACGACAGATGATTTTTATACCTTTACTGTTGATACTAATACCGCTACAACGGGAGGAGTGTCTGGAGGAGGTGTATTTTGCACTTCTGGACCAGCTACGTTAGAGAGTTAATATGGCAGGAATAAGTTATACAAATTTAAGAACAAAAATTAGAGCTTACACAGAAGTTAGTGATACCGTTTTAACTGATACGATCATTGAAGGTTTTGTATTGGATGCTGAGTATAGAATTTATAGAGATGTTCCAATCGATGCTTACAGAGATATTCAAATTACAAATTTTACTGCTGATCAAGACTTTGTAAATTCACCTGCAGGTGCACACGTTGTTAGAGCAGTGCAAGTATTTGATGCAACCTCTGGATCAACTGGTGCTAATAAATATTTAATTAAAAAAGATGTTACCTTTTTAGAAGAATACATTGCAGCGAATACATCAACAGGCCAACCTAAATATTATGCGATGGGTCAAGGTGGAACTGGAGATGGCGCAACGAATTCAGGTAAGATTAGAGTAGTGCCTGTGCCTGATCAAGCATATGTGGTTCAGATACACTTTACAAAAATCCCGGATAAATTAGAAGCAAGCAGTAACGAAACAAGTTACATCAGTTTAAATTTTCCAAATGGTTTATTGTATGCATGTTTGGTAGAAGCTTTTGGATTCTTGAAAGGTCCACAAGATATGATACAATACTATGAACGAAGATATCAAACTGAGATACAAAAATTTGGAGGAGAACAAATAGGACAACGTAGAAGAGATGACTACACTGATGGCACAATCAGAATACCAGTCAACTCTCCAACACCTTAGGATTAAAATATGGCATCATCATTTTCAACACTAGGAATAGAACTTATAGCAACAGGAGAGGCATCCGGTCTTTGGGGTGATAAAACGAATGTTAACCTACAGATGTTTCAAGAAATTACATCGGGTTATGTTGCAAAGTCTATTGCAGGTGGTGCACAAACAACTGCACTAAGTATTACAAACGCTACAGTGGGCAGTGATGCAAGACAAGCAGTTATTGAATTAACAGGGACGATAACAGGCAATCAAATTGTAACGGTTCCAGACTCATTAGAAAAAGTTTACATCGTAAAAAATGCAACATCAGGATCACACACAGTTCAGTTTAAAACAGCTTCAGGAACTGGAGTAACTTTTGCTGCAACAGAGAAAACTTCAAAATTAGTTTTTGCAGATGGAACAAATATTGTTGATACAGGTTTTGCATTAGGTGTTGCAGCTGATGATATTTCTACAGGAGACGCTGCAGTTACAATTGCAACATCAAGTGGAGATATTACAATAGATTCACCTGCTGATATTATTTTAGACGCTGACGGTGCCAATGTAACTTTTAAAGATGGTGGCACCTCTATTTTAGATATTGCAAATAATTCTTCAGACGTAGAATTTACAGTTAGTGTTGCTGATAAAAATTTTAAAATAAAAGGAACAGATGGTTCATCAGCAATAACGGCATTAGATATTGACATGGCGTTAGCAGGAAAAACTACATTTAATGGAGATGTAGTAGTTGGTGGAGACCTTACAGTTACCGGCGATGATATTGTCATGGGAACAAATACCTCAGGTAATTTATTAATTGCAGATGGCACAAATTTTAATTCAATAGCTGTTGGAGATTTATCAGAAATATCTTCTGTAGCAGCTGATGATGTGTTGATGGCGGTAGATACCTCTGGTGGTGGTCTTAAAAAAATAACAAGAGCTAACCTTGTATCTGGTCTTGCAGCTGGAACAATGAGTAATGTTGTCGATGATACTTCGCCTCAATTAGGTGGTAACTTAGATACTAATAGTTTTAATATAGCTTTTGATGATGCACATGGAATTAATGATGAAAACGGAAATGAACAAATTATATTTCAAACAACAAGTTCAGCTGTTAATCAATTTGACATAACAAATGCTGCAACAGGTAATGCACCAAAACTATCTACAACGGGTGGTGATTCTAATATTGATTTAGAAATTGAAGCAAAAGGAACAGGACACGTAACTGTTAGAGGTAATGATAATTCAGGTGCCATACAATTTAATTGTGAACAAAATACACACGGTCAAATATTAAAAGCACAACCACACTCAGCAGCAGTTACAAATGAATTGTTATTACCAGATGGTTCTAACTCAACTCTAGTATCACTTGTTGCCACTCAAACTTTAACAAATAAAACTTTAACATCACCTAAAATTGGAACTGCACTTTTAGATACAAATGGAAATGAACTTGCAAAAGTTACAGCGACAAGTTCTGCAGTAAATGAATTTACAATAGCAAATGCTGCTACAGGAAATGACCCTACATTATCAGCGACAGGTGGTGATTCAAATATTGACATTGCTATTAAACCAAAAGGCACTGGAGAAACAGTTGTTGGAACAGGTGCAGCAGATGCAACCATAACTTCTAGTGGTGCTCACAATTTAATTTTAGATACTAACTCAGGAACAAACTCAGGTGTAATTACAATCGTAGACGGTGCTAATGGTAATATTACTATTACACCAAATGGATCAGGAAATATTGTTCTCGATGGACTTACATTTCCAAACGCTGATGGATCAGCAGATCAGGCCTTAATTACAGATGGGTCTGGAACTTTAAGTTTTGGAGCAGCAGGAATAACAACAGGAAAAGCTATTGCAATGGCAATTGTTTTCGGCTAAAAGGAGTAAATTATGGCAAATCCAAATATAGTATCAGTAACAAGTATTAAAGGTGAATCGGTAGGATTTGCTTTATCAAACACTGTAACCACAACTTTAATGACAGTGGCTTCTAATAAAATTGTAAAAATAAATAGAATTACAGTTGCAAATGTCGATGGAACTAACGCGGCTGATGTAACTCTTTCAGTTACAAAATCAAATTTTACTCCAGATGGTATTTCAAATTTTGATACGTCTGGAACTTTTCACTTAGCAAAAACAGTATCAGTACCAGCTGATGCAACATTAGTTATACTTGATACTCCAATTTATTTAATGGAAACAGATGTTTTAAAAGGTGGAGCGAGCGCTGCTTCGGATTTAGAATTATTTGTATCATATGAATCAATAGACGACGCATAGGAGGTTCTAAGTAGCTATGGCAAATGGCGGAATTATAGGACCAACTCAAACTGTTCAAACAGAAAGTTTTTCTGCGAAAGTAACATCGTTTACCTCTTCAGGAACTTTTACTGCGCAAGCAACTGCTAATGTTGATTATTTAGTTGTTGCTGGAGGAGGATCAGGAAGTGGTGGCGGAGGAATCCCTGCATCATCATCTGGTGGCGGTGGAGGAGCCGGAGGTTACAGAGCATCAGGTTTTGGACCATCTCCTTTACGAGGTTCAGCAGTTCCAGTTACTAAAGGAACTGAATATTCTATTACAGTAGGTGCTGGTGGAGCAGGTCCTGGCACTCCTGGTTTACAAGGCAATGATTCAGTTTTTGCAAATCCAGCTGCACCTATAACCGCAACAGGCGGAGGTTCAGGTGGTTTTGGTGGAGATGGCCCAGGTGTTGCAAGATATAATGGAGGATCAGGAGGTGGTGCTACAAGTGGTTCTAGTGCAGGCAATGGTAATACTCCACCTGTTAGTCCATCTCAAGGAAATCCCGGAGGTGCTGCACCAAGCACTGGTGGAGCAGGTGGTGGTGGAGCAACAGCCGCTGGAAGTAATGCAGGTACTGCTGGTGGAGCTGGCGGTGCAGGAGCACCCAATACGATTACAGGATCAGATGTAACTTACGCTGGAGGTGGCGGTGGTGGAGGTTTTTCACCAAATAGTTCAAGTCCAAGTGCTGGAGGTTCAGGTGGAGCTGGCGGTGGCGGTGCAGGAGGTGGAGCAACTGGTAGTGATACCCCTGTTAACACGGGAGGAGCTGGAACTGCAAATACTGGTGGCGGTGGAGGTGGTTTAGGAAGAAATGCACCAAGCCCAAATGGAGGTGCAGCAGACTCAGGTGGAAATGGTGGTTCAGGTATAGTTGTCATTAAAGAACCAGCAACCACTTCAAAATCAGCCCCTGGAATTTGGAACATAAATACAGTATATACTTTAGTTAAAAGTGGAGATTGGACTGGATTTTAATTTTAAAAATATATATAGATAATTAGGAGGAAAAAAGATGGCACATTTTGCAGAACTAAAATCAAAAACAGACCCAACAGGTTTTACATCTGATACTCATTTAATTGTAGAAAGAGTGGTTGTTGTTGGTAATGATATTGCTGCTAATGGTGGAACTCTTGGAGATAATGATATGCACGTTGATGGTGAAACATGGTGTGTTAATTTTTTTGGAGGTGGTACTTGGAAGCAAACATCTTATAATAACAATTTTAGAAAACAATACGCAGGAATCGGTTACAGATTTGATGAATCAAAAAATAAATTTATTACACCTCAACCTTATGCATCTTGGTCATTAGATAGTAATGATGATTGGCAAGCACCGGTTACATTCCCATCAGTAACAAATGATGGAGAAGATCCATCAGTTTGGACTTACTCAATTTATTGGGATGAAGATGCTTATAATGCAGATAATACTAAAGGTTGGAAAGCAACAAAATCAAACGACACAGCGGAAACACCGACAGTTTATTCTTGGAACGGCTCTAGCTGGTCATAGGAGAGAATCCGGATGCCAAGTAATAGGTCTAGCTCAGTAAATGGCGGAGTCATAGGTAAAGTTAACTCATCTAGTTTTGGTAAATGCACTGTTACAACTAAAACTTCATCTGGTTGTCTTGCCCTTCAACCTGGAACTAGAGTTGTCGAAACTTTAGTTGTAGCTGGAGGTGGCGGTGGCGGTGGAGCTTGTTCTGGTTCTTCTATTGGCGGTGCTGGTGCTGGTGCAGGTGGTTTTAGACAAGTTAGTTGTGTTTTAGCATCTGGGACAGTTCCGGTTACAGTGGGTGCAGGTGGTGCAGCTGGTGCAGCAGGAAGTGGATCTGGAGCAAGTAATGCAGCTAAAGGTAGTGACTCAGTTTTTTCAACAATTACTTCAGCAGGTGGAGGAAAAGGACATGGAAGATGTTCTCCTGATAAAAACACATCAAATGCTTTTGATGGTGGTTCAGGCGGTGGTATAACTGGTAATAACCCTGGAGCTGATCAAGGACAAGGGAACGTACCACCAGTGGCTCCTCCACAAGGAAATCCTGGTGGAGCTGTTCCTGGAACTCCTTGTTCTTTTGGATCCGCTGGTGGTGGAGGTGCTGGTGCAGCAGCAGCAGACGTTGGCTCACCAGGTTTTGGTTCAACTGCTGGCGGAGCAGGAGCTCCATCAACACTTACAGGTTCAAATACTACTTACGCAGGTGGAGGTGGCGGAGGTGCCACTAACTCACCAGCAACTCCAATTACAACCACTAACGCTGCAGGTGCAGGTGGAGCAGGTGGAGGTGGAGCAGGCGGTGCTTTTCCAAGAGGAGCAGGCACAGCGGGAACAGCTAACACTGGTGGTGGTGGAGGCGGTGGTGGCGCTGGTCCAGTGCCAGGTCCTGGTGGAGCAGGTGGCGCAGGCGGATCAGGAGTCGTAGTCGTAAAAGAATTAAACAAAGCAAGCGGTGTGTGGTCAATGCAAAGTCAGTTTAGTGCTGTTAAATGTGGATCATGGCCACAATTTGGTATTGATGTAGATTATTTAGTTGTAGCCGGAGGCGGCGGTGGAGCAGATGCCATTGGTGGATATGACTCAGGCGGTGGTGGAGCTGGAGGTTTTAGAACATCTTTTGGTTGTTCATCCGTTGATCCGTTATTCACACCTCTTGGTTCTTATGCTGTTACCGTTGGAGCTGGAGGAGCAGCAAACCCTCCAATTGGAACTGCTACAAATGGAAGTAATTCAGTTTTTCAAACAATAACCTCAGCAGGTGGTGGAGGTGGTGGTGCTGGACCTAGTGTCCCTGCTGGTGCAGGTGCAGACGGAGGTTCTGGAGGCGGAGGTGCTAGAGACGGAGCTACTTCAGGTGGTTCTGGAAATACTCCACCAGTTAGTCCACCACAAGGAAACGATGGCGGAGGTGGATCGCCAAGTCCAAATGGAGCCGCTGGAGGTGGCGGAGGTGCTAATGCTGCTGGAGGCGATGGTTCTGGTAACACAGGAGGAGCTGGAGGAGCAGGTAAATCAAATTCAATTACAGGAACAGCAACTACCTATGCAGGTGGAGGCGGTGGTGGAGTTAATGCCGGCACCGCAGGTTCAGGTGGTGCAGGTGGCGGTGGTGCTGGAGGAAAAGGTGTTGGACCACCAGGTTGTGCTGCCACTGCAGGAACAGCTAACACTGGCGGTGGTGCAGGTGGAGGAAACCTTGGTGCAGCAGGTGGATCAGGAGTTGTTATTGTAAGAGCACCAACAGTAGGAGCTTCATTTACTATTTCACCTTCTCCTGTAGGATCTTTAACCCTTGCATCAAATTCATGTTCACCATCGGGTTTTGATCAGGTTGCAACATTTACGTCATCGGGAACTTTAGACATAGCAGGTGGAGATAAATCATTTGCAAATTTAGATTATTTAGTTGTTGCAGGTGGAGGTGGTGCTGGTGGATCTGTTCCAGATAATACGACAGGTGGTGGTGGTGGAGCTGGTGGTTATCGTGCCTCTGGTTTTGGTCCCTCTCCTTTACGAGGCTCTTCTTTAGGTTTATTACCAGGAAGTTATCCAATTACAATAGGAGCGGGTGGAGCAGGTGGAAATCCAGCTGGATCTCCAAGTATATCAGCAGCAGGTTCAAATTCAGTATTTTCAACAATCACATCCGCAGGTGGAGGAGGTGGTAAAAAATATGATCCAGGTGGAGGCGCTCAGTCTCATGCTAATGGAGGTTCCGGAGGTGGAGGAACATCAGGATGTAGTTCAGGTGGAGCGCCTTTAACTGGAGGTACAGGAAATACACCACCAGTCAGTCCACCACAAGGAAATGCAGGTGGAAACGGTATAGCTTGTCATCAACCTTATTCAAGAGCAGGTGGCGGTGGTGGAGCAACTGCAGCCGGAACTGCGGGTGGAAATAATACAGGTGGATGTGGTGGAGCAGGAGCACCAAACACTATCACAGGCTCTGACGTATCTTACGCAGGCGGTGGCGGTGGAGGTGGAGGTAACTCTGGAACTTCTTCTGGCGGTGCTGGCGGTGGCGCAGCAGGTAAAGCTATGGGACCATCAACAACTGGAAACGCTGGAACAGCTAATACTGGAGGAGGCGGTGGAGGTGTTGGATCTCCAAGTTCAGGAATAATCTCAACTGGTGGAACAGGTGGCTCTGGTGTTGTGGTTATAAGATCACCAGCAGGTGCACCTTTATCAGTAGCACCATGTACAAATACTGTATCTTGTGTTGGTGGAGCTACAGTTGCAAGATTCACAGTTTCTGGGACCTTGACAGTTAATTAAAAAATGATATCTTTTTATCAGAAGGTATGAATTTACAAAATTATTATTGGTTTTTTAAATCTGCGCTCACGCCTAGATTTTGTGATGAGTTAATTGAATATGGAAACTTACAACGTGAACAAACTGCTCTAACAGGTGGCCAAACTAAAAAAAGAGAGCAAGGTCAAAAGTTAGATGAAAAAGATATTAAAGATTTAAAACAAAAAAGAGATTCTAATATTGTATGGATGAATGATCGTTGGGTGTATAAAGAAATACAACCTTATGTTCATCAAGCAAACAAAAGCGCTGGATGGAATTTTGATTGGGATTTTTCAGAATCTTGTCAGTTTACAAAATATAAACTTAATCAATTTTATGATTGGCACTGTGATAGTTGGGAAACCCCATACAATAATCCAGATAATCAAAACTCACATGGTAAAATTAGAAAACTATCGGTTACCTGTTGTTTATCAGATCCTAAAGATTACAAAGGTGGTGAATTACAGTTTCAGTTTAGAAACATGGATGATCCAACTATTACAAGAACGTGCACTGAAATACTGCCTCGTGGTTCGATTGTTGTGTTTCCATCTTTCGTATGGCATAGAGTAAAACCAGTAACAAAAGGAACAAGATATTCTTTGGTAATTTGGAACTTAGGATATCCATTTAGATAGGAGAAAGTATGGCGAGAGAAGATCAATTACAAACATCATTTTATTTCCAAACACCAATTTATCATATTGAAATACCTGAATGGGTTGATCACGTTGATAAAGTGTGTAACAAATATATTAAACAAGCTAGAAAAAATAACCAAAAGACAATTAAAAAAAGAGAAAAAGAGTGGAAGAAAAAAGGTTTAGGAGATGTAAATATGTCTCATCACTCAGGATCATTAATTAATGACCCAGATTTAAAAGAGTTTCAAGATTATGTTGGAGCAACCTCATGGAATGTTCTTGATAGCATGGGTTACGATCTATCTAATTATGAATTATTTTGGACAGAGTTTTGGGTGCAACACTTTGCTGATAAAGGTGGCGGACATCACGAAGGTCATATTCACTATGACAACCATATTTCTGGTTTTTATTTTTTACGTTGTAGTGAAAAAACATCAATGCCAGTATTCCATGATCCAAGACAAGCCAAACTTATGAATGATCTCCCACAAAAAAATGCAGATGAAGTAACACCAACTTCACCTTTAATCCATTATAAACCAAAACCAGGCACAATGATTTTTATTCCAGCTTATTTAGAGCATCAATATACCGTTGATCCTGGAGTGGAAGACTTTAGATTTATTCATTTTAATTTACAAGCAGTAAGAAAAATGATTACTGAAACAGTTAGAAACCAAGTTAAAGGAGGAAAGAAAAAATGAGTTTTAAAAAATTAGGATATACCGTTATTAGAAAAGCAGTGGATCCAAAGATTGCTGATTTTGTTTACAGATATTTTTTACTTAAAAGGAAAGTTGCAAGAACGTTTTATGATACCAGATACATCTCACCTTTCACTACAGAGTTTGGTGTTTGGAATGATCAGCAAGTTCCTGAAACGTATTCTCACTATGGAGATATTGCAATGGAGCAGTTATTAGCAGATGTAAAACCTGTAATGGAAAAAGAGACAGGACTTAAATTAATTGAAACTTATTCTTATGCTAGGATTTATAAAAAAGGTGATATCTTACATAAACACAAAGATCGCTTTTCTTGTGAAATATCAACCACTTTAAATCTTGGTGGCGATAAATGGCCAATTTATATTGAACCAAATCCTAAAAAAGGTGGTGTTGGTAAAGATGGTCAATACGTAAAATCAGACTCAAAAGGTGTAAAAGTAGATTTAAAACCTGGAGACATGTTAGTTTACCGAGGCAATATTTTAGAACACTGGAGAGATGCTTTTAAAGGCACTGATTGCGGACAAGTTTTTTTACACTACAACAACGCTAAAACAAAAGGCTCTAAAGAAAATCAATTTGATAGGAGACCACATCTTGGTCTTCCATCCTGGTTTAAAAAGTGATATAGTTTTTTAATGCTAGGGTAGACCTCACCGATCATACCACCGGTCTACCTTGGCACTAAATAATACGAGGTAAATTATGTTACAAAAATTAAGGTTTGCACCAGGAATAAATAAACAAGTTAGTTCGTCTAGTGGTGAGGGACAATGGACTGATGGTGATAATATTAGATTTAGATATGGGATTCCTGAAAAGATAGGTGGTTGGACACAGCTTGGTGATACAAAAATTACGGGCCGTAATACAGCTATCCATCATTTTGTAACAACAGCGGGTATTAAATATGCAGCGCTTGGAACTAATAGAGTATTGTATGTTTATTCAGGTGGTGTCTTCTACGATATTCATCCAATTAAATCAACAACAACATTAACAAGTGCGTTTACAACCACTAACGGATCATCAACCGTTACCATTACTTTTGCTAGTGCACACAATATTGAAAATGTTGGAGATGTTATTTTACTAGATAACTTTTCATCAATCACTAATTCTAATTTTGTATCTACAGACTTTGATGATAAAAAATTTGCAGTCACCACTATTCCATCTGATACGACGATTACAATTACCATGCCATCAGCAGAGTCTGGTTCTGGTGCAACGACATCTGGAGGTATACGAGTTCAGTATTATTATCCTGTGGGTCTGGCATTAGAAACAGCTGCT